GCCTTAATAAATACTTCAAGGCCATGCTCGGGCCTGACTACTTTTTCCAGTTTGATCTAAAAGACGTCGAGGCCCTTAAAGACGACCAGATGAAAAAAGCACTCATGGCAAAAGAGATGCTAGCAGCCGGCTTGTCGGTCAACGAGGTGCGCACCAAGGTCTGGGAAGTCGAGGCGACCGTTGACGCTAAGGATGATATCCCTTTTGTCTCGCAGCCAAAGGCGCCAGGCGCCGCGCCCGCTGCGCCGGGCATTGTCACCGACCCGCTTGCCGGCACCGCTGCCGAGGCGACGACAAGCGCCGAAGTGGCGACACAAGCCGTGACCACACCGCAGCAGTCGCTTAACGGGGCGCAAGTCACAAGCCTTGTCAGCGTCGTCAACCAAGTCGCGCAAGGGCTAATCCCCCGCGAGACGGGCGTTGAAATCTTGCGCGTGGCTTTCGCTTTGAGCAACGAGGACGCCGAGGCCGTCATGGGCGACGTGGGCCGGGGCTTTGCCCCCAACCCCAATGGCCAAGATCCGCCGGCGGCCGCGTCGGCGCCCGCCGCGCCGCCGTCCGCCGCGCCGGCTGACACCGTGACGGTGCAGACCGACCCGCTCGCACCAGTGGAAAGCGGCAAGGTGATCGAGGCGGAGGCGCCAAGCGCTGCAGCTAAGCTCCGAGAGATGCTAGCCACGCGCAACGCCGCTTGGGTCGAGACCTACGTCAAGACGATTGACACGGTAGTTAACGACAAGGAAGGAAAGCGCCTAAACACCTTGGCCCTTGAGACCTTGGTCAGCATGGCCGAAGCCGCCGTGCCGGTCATCAAAGCGGGGCTAAGAGAAACCAAAGCCGCCGACGTGCCATCCAAGACCAAGCTAAGGCGCGAGCTAGCCGCCGCGTTTAATAACTTTGAGGGCGAATGGCTCACCGAATACGCCGCCACCTTGTCGTCTACCGTCGATCTTGGCTACGACCAGCAGCTAGAGTTTGTATTCAATAAGCCGGACAAAGAAAAGATCGAGGCCTTGCGCGCAAGAGACAGCCAAAAGCGCAGGGAAATCTTAGTCGAGCGTGGCATCGAGTCGTTTGATTCTATTTCAAAGTCCCACACCGAGCGCATCATGGCCGAAATATCTCGGGGCGTGGACGCAGGCGAGACCATACAGCAGATCACAAGGCGCGTGGCCGACACCTTCGCCGACCCCGAAGCCATGGCAGCCAGGGCGGCCACCATTGCCCGCACCGAAACCCTCACCGCCGTATCAATTGGCCAAGGTGCGGCCTTTAGAAACGCCTCGGAGATCATACCGGGTCTAAGAAAAGGCTGGCTCAACGCCGACGATAGCCGGGTGCGAGACACCCACCTAGATAAATCTCAAGGCGGCGTGTCGGGCGAGGTGGTCGGCGCCGACGAGGCCTTCAGCAACGGCCTACGTTGGCCGAGAGACGTCACATCGGGAGATCCGGGCCAGGTGATTAACTGCCGCTGTACGATGGTCACTCTGCTACCGGGCGAAGATTTACAAGCCTAGGCCGCGGTTCTAATATAGACTTTTAAAAAATGGAGTTAATAATCATGGCGACCAAAAAACTGCCGCCGTCTAAAGCGGTCACGCTTTTAGGCTACGGCGAAATCAAGATGACCGACGCGGGCTTGACCATTCAAGGCTTCGCCAATAAGGCGGTGGTCGACCGTGGCAATGAGATCATCTCAGTCGACGCCTGGGATCTTGAGAATTACAAAAAGAACCCGGTCATCCTGTATAACCACGGCTTTGATCCTCAGCTAGGATCAACGCCGGTCGGTGCAGCTACCGAAGTCACACCGACTAAAGACGGGCTATTTATCAAAGCCCGCCTCTCTGGTGTGGACGACCCACTGATAAACCGCATCCGCGGCCTGGTGCATGAGAAAATCCTGCGTGCCTTTTCGGTAGGCTTTAACCCGGTCGAATCGAGCGACGACCCAAAGAGCGGCTTAAAGACGATCACCAAGGCCGAGCTATTTGAAGTCTCAATCGTCGGCGTGCCGATGAATCAAGATTCACTCTTTGAGGTGACTAGCAAGATGCTTAAGTCCATGAGCAACGACGACCTGCGCAGCGATATCTTAAAGCGCAAAGGTGCTTGGGTAGCCGCCGCCGTTCATAACGCCATGTACAATAAACAAAAAGCCGAGAAATTGTTAAGAGAGGATATCCTTTCAGCCATCGCCGAGAAGGCCGGGCTAGAAGAAGACATGCTTTCAGATATCTTGGCCGGCAATCTAACGCCCGTGCCCGAGGCCGTGCTAGCCGCCTTTGCGGAAGTCCTCGGCCTAAATCTTGACGAGCTAAAAAAGCTAGACGCAGGGGACGTGGAAGTTGAAAAAGCAGCGAAAAAGCCCGACGACCAAGCGCCTCCAGCAGCAGGCGACCAAGGCGCAGCGGCGCAAACTCAAGCAAGCGGAGACCAAGGCGCAGACGCTCCAAAAGCGCCAGTGGGCAAAGGCAGCGGCGAAGCAAATCAAGATGGCACTAAGGCACCGACTTTCAGCGAGCGAGTTGAAGGCGAAATCAGAAAGCTAATTGGCGAAGGCAAAGAGCAAGACCAAGCCGTGGCCCTTGCCATTAAACTCTGCAACGAAGGCCAGGCCAAGGCGCACAAGCCGAGTAAAGACGAATACGCCGCCTTCTTTAAACTAGCCGACACCTTAAAGCAAGCCGACCAAGGCGTGACCCAGCCGCCGACCACTGAGATCAGCGTCGACCGTACGGCTGCAGCCAACAACGACTTTGGCAGCCCGATGCTTGAGGCGCAAAAGCAAACCAACGTCCTGCTCGGTGCTTTGATAAACGAGATGCAGAAAGTATCCCTTAAGCTAGACGGCCTGCAGCCTCAGCCGGGAAAAGACGGCACCGCGGCATCAGACGGCGGCGCCGTGGTGACAGATACCAACGCCGCACCGCCGCCAGCCGAAGGCGAGATGGCCGCGCCAGTCGCCGCCGAAGCGCCGACTTCTGACGGGACGCCCACCGAGTCGATGACACCCGAGGAATTAAAGACGGCGCAGGACGCACGCGCCAAAACCTTCGGCATCGAAGCCTTGCCAGGCGGGGCCTCGGCGTTTCCAGCCGGCGGTCCGCAAAGCCTGGCTGGCTACGGCGACCCGGTCAATTTAAAGTTTCCCATCGACACAGCCGAGACGGCCAGTAAGTCTCGGGACGAATTTAAAAAGGCGGCGGGGGACTATCAGCAAGACAGCAGCAAGACCGTGGTTCATGGGATGATCGTTTCGGCACAGCTAGCCCTGGGTGGTGATCCAAGCTACGACGAAAAAGACCCACTAGACGGCTTGCTGCCGCAAGCGATAAAAGATAAACTAGCAGAATCAAATACAAAGGCGCTTGACTCATATCGAAAACGACTCGATCATGTAAAGAAACGTCTGCTCGACCTGGGCGCATAAAAGGACCATAAAATTATGACCGTCACTAAAGAGCAATTAGATATCGAAGCAAAGGCGCTAGAAGACCGCATCGCAGTGGTTGAGCAGCGCCAAAAAGATAACGACGCCGCCGATTTTAATTCACACGTTAAAGGATCTAACCTCATGTCCACTACTGGAAACCGCGGCGGCTCAGACGAAGCAAAAGCCCTTATGTATTTCGGCGTCCCGCACGTTAAAGACTTGCTGCAAGTCAACACCGGCGCGGCTCGGTTTACCCATGTACCAGCGGAATTAAAATTCCTGGTCCTTGAATTAAAAAGAGACCTAGACGTTTGCCGCATGACGCAGCAAATCCTTGGCGGCCAGCCCCGCGACAACGGCGACAAGGCCGCGCACGTTAAGGGCATCCTCGACAGCGCCTACGGTCGCAGCGTTTTAGCGCCTAAGCTAAAAGCCTTCGGCTCGACCACGGCAACGGCCGGCGACGAGTGGGTTCCAGAAACCATTTCGGCGCAGTACATCGACGAGTATCAGCTTGAGCGCCAGATTGCTCGCCAGTTCAAGGCGATCAACATGCCAAGCGACCCGTACAACCTGCCAACCAAAGGCGGTTCGACAATCGCCAGGAAGCAAGCTGAAAGCGGCACCCTAACCGGCACCAACTTCACGACTGGCAAGATCCAATTTGACGCGACTAAACTCTCTGAGTTTTACCCGCTGTCTGAAGAACTAAACGAAGACTCGGCCCCCGACATTTTGGGCCTGGCTCGCTCGGAAGTGACCGAGGCGCAGATCCGCGCAGTCGAAACTGCCATCATCAACGGCGACTCCGACGGCACGCACCAAGACTTTGACAGCCAGTCGGGCGGCGCAGACCTAGCCGTCAAGGCTTGGGACGGTTTGGTTAAGCTCGGCATGGCCAACAGTGCCAACGGCGGCAACCAATCGTTTGCCGGCGCAGCCGTCACCGAAACCTTGCTGCGCAACATGCGCGTCAAGATGGGCAAGTACGGCGTCAACCCACGCGAACTGTTGTGGCTGCTTTCCACCAAGGTCTACAACGAATTCCTAGGGCTGCCTTCGACCGTCACGGTTGAGAAGTTTGGCCCCATGGCTACCGTGCTGCAAGGCTCTTTGGCCGCTTTCGATGGCATCGGAATCGTGATCTCTGAGTACATGAGAGACGACGTTGCAGCTACCGGCTTTAACACCGTCGGCGGAC